ATGCGGCTATGGAGATATTCGATTATATCGGTGGACGCATTGATTGCAGTAACCAAGAGCCATTCTGTTATTTGGTCGGCTGGATATCTGAATGCATAAAAGAGGCTTTGAATTACCGTACAAAAAAAGTATAAATTTCCGTCCTGCCCATTGTTATTAAAATGCCCGTCGAAATCTTTGCAACAGAGATTAATTAAAATAATATGAAAGAAAAACTTTTAGCACTGCTCCAAACCAAATTTGCAGGGGTGGACAATGCGATCCTCGACCGAATCGCAACGAAGAAGTCAGAGAATGTAACGGACGAAGCGCAATTACCTACCATAGCAGAGGGGATTGGCTTTCAGGACGTGTTAACCAGCTACGGCGACTACCGTGCAGGGGATGCGCAGCAGACCGCAGTCAAGAACTACGAGAAGCGGCATAACCTCAAAGACGGGAAGCCTATCGAGCAACCTGCCACAGGGGAGCGGCAGGCGAATACTACTCCCAGTAGCGAAGAGCCCGAATGGTTCAAAGCCTACAAACGCCAGCAGGAAGAGCGTGAAAATGCTGTAAAAGCAAAGTACGATGCCTTGGAAGCAGCGCGTGTAAAGGCCGAACGGGATTCATTGCTGCGCACAGCGGCCAAGGCGGCAAATATCAACGAATCGGCATTGGATGATATCCTAAACCTCGCATCTGCAATGAGCGAGGAAAATCCGGACGAAGCGAAGCTCAAAGAGAAGTTCGCAGCACTCCAGACGCGATTCGTTGCCGCAGGGCTTGAGGGGCAGGAAACGGCATTCCCCTTCTCCACATCTGAGGCTCAAAGCAAAGAGGAGGCCAAAATGTGGGCTGAAAATCTGCCGGATGCAAAATAAAAACAACAACAAACATGGCTATTAAATTCGAAAAGACACAAGTTAAGGGCGGGTTCCCGGTATTCTGGCGCGGAGAGCGCGAAGTGCTGCCGGGTGATTTCGCCGTGAAGGGCACCTATCCGGAAGGCACGATACTCAAAGAGGGAACGCCTATCAAACTCGATTTCGAGAACATGGAGTGCACCATCTGCAAATCGGCACGAATCGTAGAGGGCGGTACCACAACCAAACCGCGTGTCATCAAGGGCTCTATGTTCCAGATCAACGATGCCGTCAAAGTAGGCGATTCCTCCGGCACCATCAAGAGCATTAGCACCGCCAACGAATCATACGACGAAATCACATTAAGCGCAGCAATGACAGAAGCAGTAGCAGGCGCTGATCTGCTCGGAGGGGATGAAATTCCGGACGCCGTCATCGAAACGACAAAGGAATACACCAAGGCCAATGGATTTCCGACTGTCTCGGCAGCTTATGGGGCGCGAATCCTCAAGGATGTAGCATACCCCATCCCCGAGACTTGGCTGCAAGGCTACAGTATGAAAAACAACCCTGAAATCAAGTACATCAGACAGTAAAAGACAGGTAAACAATGAGCGAAGTATATTATTCTTCTATTTTCAGCGAGCTGACCAAGCAGGTGCAAGCTCGCATCGACGCAGCATCTGAACTGCGCAAGCGCTTGTTCGACCAAAATGTCTACGAGCGTTTTTTGGAGTGGGATACTCCCACGGTAGGGTTCAATTTCGAAGAGATCATCGGATCGTATAATCTGGGCGTAGCAGCTGCCACCTTGGATTCGAAAGGCAAGGAACCCATTATGGGAACTGAAGGCCTGGCTACAATAGCCAAGAAAGTCCTCATTCACCAAATGACCCTACCGATGCCCATTGAAGACTATCGGAAGGTACTTCAGCTGCTGGATTCACGCATGATCTCAGATCAGGCAAAGAAACAGCAGCTCGTAAACCTCATGTGGGGCGGCGTTGAACGGGTCGTGGAATCCGTACAGGCCAAAATAGACATCATCTTCCTAGGTGCCCTCTCGAACAAAGGGGTATTTTCATTCACTCAGGAAAACAACCCCGAAGGAGGTGTGCGAGGCAATATCGACTATGGCATGCCGCAAGAAAACATCGCCACAGCAGATACACAGTGGACGGAGGGCAACATCGACACGGTCGATGTATTCGAGGATATCCAAGGCATTGTCGATGCGGCTCAGGAGAAGGTGACCTTCGACCGCATCCTTCTGGATCAAAAGCGGCTTTCGTACATCCTGCGCAGCAAGAAGATGAAGCAGGTCATCTTCGGCACGGACAAATCATCGTCACCACTTCTGCTGGCCAACCTAAACGAGTTCATGCGGTCGAACGGATTGCCCGTATTCGAGGTGATCCGACGGATGACGCGCATTCAGGACAATGGCAAGATCCGCGAATACAAACCGTGGAATGACAAGAGCCTCGTATTCGTGCCGGAGGGTCGTCTCGGCGTTATCAAAAACGCCTACGCAGACAACGAGCTTCGCCCCGAGCCGGGAGTTGCCTACTCCAACTACGGACGCATCCGCATCTCGCAGTGGGGCAAAGGCGAGACGGATAACTCGAACGGCGTGGAGTTCACGAAGGCGCAATCCATCTCTTTGCCCGTCATTACCGAAATCAACGGTATTTACTCGCTGAGTGTAGAATCGTAGGAGTGCATGACGGTCGCAGAATGCATACATCAGGAGTTCAGCATGGTCGGAACCATCTCCGACTATGGCGTTCGCCGCTTCGCCAGGGAATGGGGTTACGATCCCAACTCCCTGGCGGGTAGCGACCATCAGCAACAACTAATCGCCAAGCGCGTATCCGAATTCATCGACAGCCTGATAATGCACCCTCTGTCGGTAAGCGAAAACGGGCATTCGGTGTCCTGGTCTGAAAGCGCCATGAAGCAACGGGCACAACTGATGCTTCGGCAATATGGCATCACGCCCGGCGAAGAATTGAGCAGCTCTATTGGCCTGTCCTCGATAAAGGATGCTTCGAACTTGTGGTAATATGTATTTCGCGCCCCACATACTCTATTTGAGGATCGATCCTCCCAAACAATACGACGAACTGGGACGTCCGATAGCTATGTCCGAAAATGATGCATGGCAGGAAATAGGTGATTGTCGTTGCGACGACGACACAACCGTCCGCCTTGTATCAGAGAACGGGGAGGTGCGCCAATCGAAATACCACATCGTCTACGAAGGGAGAGGAGTACCCAAAGGAGGTTACGTGAAATGCATTGACAAGGCGACCGGCACAGTACGGGGCGAAGGCTCTGTGGCAATAGCCAAGGTAAACAACTATTTCAACGCTTCAGACCTTTGGATATGATTACAACGGGAGACGCGCGCAACATACTGTTCTCGGCGTGTAAGGGGGTTGGGATAAAGGACATGCACACTTCATGGGCTATCCCCGAGGGGAAAGTCAATAGAGAGCGTATCGTCGTCATCACACCACCCGAGCAGACGTCGGACACGTATTGGGAAAATTGCTTTGTTGCTGTAAACCTGTGCGTCCCCGACATCAAGGGAGAAGCGAACCTAAAACGGCTGGACGAACTCGAACGGGCAGCCAAGGCGAGGTTCAAAGAATGGACATACGGTACTTACGACGGATCCGCATACAGGTACAGGTATGAGAATATCGGCCGCGAAGAAGATGTAAACCTCGGATGCCACTATATCTACATCAGAGTACTATTCAGAGTATTAAACATTAAAAACAACTAAAACAATGGCAAAAGTAATAGCAGTAGGAATCAAGAAGCTGTATTATGCAGACCCCGCGAAGGTCACAGGAGATCTTACGGGTACCCTTCTGGCAACCATCATTAAAGATGTCAGCACGAAACAGGTGGAGAACATCCACCAAGACACATGGAGCATCGAAGAGGAGGAGCCGTCTACGACGGAGTACAGGAATCAACTCACCAATGGCGTATATCGCCAAGACACCGAAATGGGTAACATTCAGATGTCGTTTACCATCGGGCAATACGACTATGAAACCAAGGCGGCTTTCATGGGCGGCACGGGGTCGGAGACGTCATGGAAACGTGCGCGAGGCGTCACGCGCATTGAAAAATGCATGATCGCCCTGACGGAAGACAACCAGTATTGCGTCTTTCCGAAGGCCTCGGTTATCGCCCGTAACACCAATAATGAGGGAGCCGTAGGTATCGGTGTAGCAGCTGCTGCCCTGGAACCAGACAACACGGCGGTCTCGTCGGAATATTGGTTCGATTCTTCGGGGGTGGACGTCGAATAAAAACCTCCAAGCCATCAGCAGTCCAGGGGTGGGAGGCGTGTGCCCCTCACCCCTATTTCTTAAAATCAATCTTATGAAATTGGAGTTTATCAGTATCCGCATAGCATCGAAGGGATACACTGTATACAAGATGTCCCCCATGACGGCAACGCGCATCATGACGGCGCGGGATGTCAACAAAGATCCGGACGAGAGTAAGGCATGTATATCGGCGATGGCGCATAGTATAGCCTTGGCGGTTGTCGGCAGCCGCAACATATTCGCGGGTGTCAGGGTGTGGTTTTTACGCCGCAGATTCATGAAGCGGGGCACATTCAACGAGTTGTTCGACTGTTATCAGAAAATACTGCTGATGATACCCCTTGAGGATATTGCCTCGGTTGCAGCCGTAATGGAGGGATTGTCCGCAACAATATCCAAAGACCATGAGTAAATCGGCGGATATTGTCGCCAGGTCATTGCTGAATACGCATCATGCGTCGGTAAAGCTCGGGGTGCTGAAATTCCGGGTATACCAACCGTTCGTGAAGGATTTGGCAAGGGCATTCGCCGGAGGGAAAATAGACGTTTCAATCTCTGGAAGGCAAAAATATTCCATGGAAACAATATCCAAGCTGCTTTTTCGGCGCTCATGGTGCCAAAAACTATTCCTGTGGTACGCCAAGCGGTATGCCACCTGTGAAGAGATTTCCGCCGCGACCATGAAAATAGCCGACATCGTATCGGGCAAAGACTTGTTCGATTCGGTGAAGATCGACAAAACACGCCGGAAAACAGTGTCTGAAACCGTCGGGAATAATACGATAACGGGCATTATTGCAACGATGATGGATCAATTGAACATCTCCTACAACGAAGCCTTCCAAGGCATAAACTACCCTACCATGCTACTCATGATGACCGACAAGGTGCGCACGCTCGTAGGGGACGAGGAAAAAATAGTGCGGGGATCGGGCGCCGATATGGCCCGGAGAAGAAACAATAAGAAAAGAGGCAATAAAGAGCAGCAATGAGCGCATTATCATTCAAAATAAACGCGGAAACCGATAAACTCAAGAGTTTTATTACCATGCTTGAGCGGTTGCGGCAGGTACTGGCCGAAATCCCGGACAGTACAAAGGAATTCGACGTCATAAACCGTAAAATTGGCGAGATGGAGGCGCGTGTCGAGCAGACAATGCGCAAGATCGCCCAGATGGAGCAGCAGGCAATGGATGCGGCGTCCAAGGCTACTGCCTCGGCCACGACTGGAACTGCTGGCGGCAGCTCTACGCCAGGAACAGCGGCTACCCAGGCCGAAACTGCGGCATATCATGAACTTATTGAAGAGCTTAGAGCAGTCAATGCCTCAAAACGGGAGAATGTCGCATTAATATCCCAATACGAAGCGCAGATAAAACGGCTTAAATCAAAAATCATCGATCTTAACAAAACAGAAAGCAGCGGCATAAAACTCACTCAAGACCAAAAAGCAAGCCGTCTTAATGCCTCCGTTTCGATTGAAGAGTATAAGCAAGCCCTATCCCGCGCAAGACAAGAACTCGCCAACCAAATCAAATTAGAGCAGGTTGCCAGAGGGTCTATTGACGAGGTGTCGCAGGCTCTGGGCAGAATGCGGACTATCTACCGCTCTCTGAATGAAAGCGAACGCGGTAGCAACTGGGGACAAAACCTACTTAAAAATATAGAAGGCCTTGACGCAAAAGTTAAAGAACTGGATGCGTCAATGGGCGTCCATACTCGCAATGTCGGCAATTACGCCTCTGGATTCAATATGCTGGGATTCCAAATTCAGCAAGTTGCCCGCGAGTTGCCGTCGCTGGCATATGGCCCGCAAATATTCTTTTCCGCCATATCCAACAACCTGCCGATGCTGGCCGATGAAATAGCACGGGCGAAGAAATCGGTTGATGAATTGAAGAAAGCCGGGCAAACCTTCACGCCCGTATGGAAACAGATTGCATCGTCGATCTTCTCCTGGCAAACCCTGCTTGTGGCCGGCGTAACCGTGCTTACCCTTTACGGCAAGGAGATAACCAACTGGGTAGCGTCGCTGTTCAAAGGTAAAACGACGATAGACGCCTCTGCCGCTGCACTCGAACGCTTTAATTCCGCTATGGCTCAAGGTTCGGTGTCGGCTCAATCCGAATTAACCAAATTGAACCTGCTGTATAGGGCTGCGACAGACCTTTCCAGGCCCTATGAAGAAAGAGCCGAAGCGGTCAAAAAACTGCAAGACATATACCCCGCTTACTTCGGCAATATGGCTGCGGAACAGGTTATGGTCGGAAATGCTGTCGGTGCTTATGAAAACCTGCGCGATGCAATTATCGAGGTCGCAGAGGCGAAGGCTGCCCAAGAACTTATTACAGAGGACAAAAAGAGTATAGCACGCATCAAAAAAACAGGGAATGCCTATACCAATTATTCTAATGCACTGAAAGAGTACAGAAAAGAATATGATAAGGCAATACAGACATACATGGATTTGGGTCAGGGTGGCCAAAGCGCTATTTGGGGTGCTAAAACTTTTGCAGAGGCTAAAACAAACATAACCCAATTCCGGAAAGAATTTATTAGCGCACTATCGAAGCTTGGTGAGGAAGGGAATACTATATGGAAGCGCATTAATGAAGATTATGAAGGTGATGTCGATGCATTTATTGCGGCGATAAATGCCGGCATCGAAAAATTGTCCCCCGCAGCAGAAAAGCTGTACACCGCCTTAACGCCGGATGAACTTAATGCAAAGGCGGAAAAAGCCCGCCAAGAGGCCGAAAACGCAGCAAAAAAAGCCGCATCCGATCAAGAGCGCAATCTAAAGGAGCTCACCAAGCAATTGCAAAAGCTCCGGGATGATGCATTGCAGGCCGAAGTAGATTCTATGAAGGAGGGCACGGCCAAGAAACTCGCGCAAATAGACCTTGACTACCAGAAACGCGCCCGTGCCATACAGGAGGCAGAGGAGCGCATCAGGGAGTTGCAAGGTGGGGAATTGACCAAGGGGCAGCAAGCCCAAATAAAAGCCTTGAACGATGCCAATAATGCCCAGCGTACTGAAGAACGGGCAAGCGTTTCTTCTATTTCGATAAGCCCCGAAGGGTTGGCATCTACAATCAATAAGAATATACAATCTTGGGACGAGTATTTGAAAGCGTATGGAACCTTCCGGGAAAAACTACAAGCTACAAAAGACATTTACGACCGTAAGATCGAAAATGCTGGCAGCATTGGAGAGCGGAAGGCACTTGAAGCCGAGCGAGATGCAGCAGTAGCAGAAATTGAAGTACAAGCCGGGCAATGGGTACGAGAATTGACAGGCAAGACCATGGATGAATTATCCGCCCTGAAAGCAGAGCTGGAGGCATCGCTACAAGCACTGGAATCCGAATATAATGCCCTCGATTCATCAGATAGTGCCCAAGGACAGAAATTGCGCGGTGAGATCAATCAGACGCAAGCAAAAATTAATGCAGTAGATAAAGCTGCTTCGAGTACAAAATTAGCCCCCAAAGATAATGCGATCAAGAAATGGCAGCGATTAGAGAGGACACTCGGTGATATTGCAGATGGATTCGAGGGTATTGGTGATGCCGTTGGGGGCACTACCGGCGAAGTCATTAGTGCGGCGGGCGAAATTGCAACTAATGCAGCCAGTATGATTAGCAGCATTGTTACTCTTACTGAATCGTCGGCGGCAGCTATTACAACGACATCAACAACCGCCACCAGTGCGATCAAAGCTGTTGAGCGAGCATCCGTTATTCTTGCTATCATTCAAGCGGTATTGACAATAGCAACTAAAATAGCCAGCCTATTTAATAATGATGATGAAAAACAAGCGGAAATAGACCGACTGCAAGGTAGAATTGAGCAACTGCAATGGGAATTGGATAATGCCAATGCAATTCGGCTCCAAGAAAATTCTTTTAATGCTATTCAGAAGGTAAAAGACGCTTATAATGATGCGACGAAAGCGATATTGAGCGCATACGGAAAACTAAGCCCCTTCGGGGAAGCCATCGTTAAGCGAATCAACGCGGCTAAAATAGAAGAAAAGGCAATCAAAAGTATAGCAGATGCCTATTCAAACCTTAAATATACAGACAGCAATCTTCTGGGGGAAAATAAGTTTAGTAATACCCGAGATAAACTTAACAATCTTGCAGAACAGCAGTTGTTGCTTCAAAAGCAGATTAATGCAGAGAAAGGCAAGAAAAAAACGGACAAATCAAAGATAAAAGAATGGGAACGTCAAATTCAAGAACTTGGAGAAGAAGCTGCTGAAGTAATAAATGAGGTTGTAGAAACTATTATCGGCGGCACGGCAGAAGATATTGCAAAAGAACTTGGCGATGCCTTCATAGAAGCGTTTTTAGAAGGTGAGGACGCCGCTAAGGCCTGGGGTGAAAAGGTAGACGAAATTGTTGCTGACATCATGAAACAAATGTTAGTCAGCAAATTTGTTGAAGAACGTATCGGAGATATTTTTGACCAGTATAAATCCAAATGGTTCAAGGATGGAGTTTTTGTCGGGATTGACGGTGTGATTGATTCCATGGGAAACTTTGCCGACGATCTCAACAAAGTTGGAGAGGAATTTCAAGCTATTTGGGACAGCCTTCCCGCTGAAACAAAAGAATTACTTGGGAATGCTGGCGCAGCTCGTCAGGAAGCCACGGAAAGAGGCTTTCAAACAATGTCGCAAGATACGGGTGATGAATTAAACGGTCGTTTCACCGACATTCAAGGCAAAATAACCGACATCCGCGGCTATGTAATGGCGCAGACGCAATCAATAATTGGTCTTTTGACATCTATGGCCAATATTGAAACAGCCATGTACGCAAGCGTACAGGTAAATAATGAGCTGCTCCGATATGCTGTGATGACCTACATGGAAATTGTGGAAATAAACGGCAATACAGCAGCCATGAGAGTTGCCTTACAAGGCATCCAAGAAGATATTGCGGCGATTAAACGTAACACGAGTGAATTGTAACCATGAAGATTGAAAAAGACATATCAGACCTAAGCAAGTTCATCGACGGCATTCAAGGTGAGGTCGTGGATTTCATGGATGAGAAGGCGCGAGAGGCCGTAAAACTCCAACAGGTCGAAGCCAATTATCGGAACCATACATGGAATCTTCGCAGTTCCCTCGGATATGTTGTAACCTACGACGGCAAGGAGAAGCGGCGGTACATAAGCGGAATGAATTACGGTGATGAAGCTGCTGAGGCGATCAAAAAGTGGCTCGATGAAGTCAACAAGTCGGGAACCAGCATTGTATTTGCCGATGGCATGTTTTACGCTTCTTTCGTCAGCTCAAAAGGCTACGATGTCCTGGACACCGCACAATCTTATTTAGTCAAAGCATTAAACGGAAGAGAATGAAAAGGGATTTACTCATAAACGGCTACGATGCCTATGCAATGGGTATCGCAATGGGATCGGGTTTCATTGCAAGTCTAAGAGCACCGGCAAGCCTCAAAGATTTTGTAGAGAATGACGACCCAAAAAAGGACGGCAAGCAGGTAATTTACCCCGAAGAACCGAAAGTTGCCGCCCGCGATCTGACGCTGACATTCGTGATCTTCGGCGATACGCTCACAGAGCACACGTTGAACTACAACAGTTTTATAGAACTACTAAAAAGAGGCAAAATGGACATCAGCGTACCTTTAATATCTGCGGATATTTACCACTTGACTTACATAGGTAATTCCGGCAGCTACATGATGTCCGCAGACCTTACCACCTCACAACTGACAGTAAAATTCAATGAACCCAACCCAGCAAACAGGGTCGCAAAAACAGAAAATATATGACAACCCAACACAATAAGAGTGTAGATGCCATACGGGCGATGGCACTACAAACGGGCGCTTGTAAAAAGATAAACCGCGTCCAAGACTTCCCCGAGCTAATCAAACTGATGTTTACCCCACAAGGGATCGAGTTCTGCCAGGATCACAACTTCCCCGCAGTCGAAGTGTTCAGGGAAAACCGAAGCAATCTTCAAGGATTGGAAGTATATGTCGACGCTGGCGACATCACGCTAAAGGGCAAAGAATATGTATGCCTGGTCGGTGATACGAAGGCCACTATCGAGGCTTCCGGGGCTAAATTCACACATACAATCATATTGATGCACGGCGCACGAGCCCAGATCAATGCAAAAGACTATGCCGTGCTGAATATCGTAAATATCAGCGGGGAGTATTCGGTAAATAAGGATGGAACTGTCGTTGTATTGTAAAATTTAAGGGGTTGCTAACAATATTGCAAGCATCCCCTTAAATATTTTACCAACTCTTTTCTACATCACTTTGACTGGCTGCATACTTAATTAAATACGAAGTTCTTCCTTGAGTAACTCGGACATAATATTTGTTTGGTCGAACATACCAGATATCCCCACCCGTACTTAAAAGTTTGCATCGGTCCATTAATGAACTGTTTATTTCTATCATTTTATTCGTATAAGTACCAATCTCTTCTGTTA